TCTCTTATAGCCAGGTATGACGACTAAGGTAATGCAGTTCATCATGGTAGGAGCAAAAACACGACTAGCTAGTTATATATATATGTGATAGTGTGACATAATTACCAAAAAAACTAAGGTATCTTTTTTAGTGGGGAGTTACATATAGTATATATAATATATATAAGTTACTCTTAGACATCTTAGCCTATAAGTACTATATTTCTTATACTACTACTACCATATTCTTATATATAATATATATATATATATATAATAAGAAGAAGAATCTTTCTGAAAGAAAATTCTTGCAATAAATTAAAAACTACGTTATACTGAAATCTTAGGAGTCCTCTATGCAACAAAATATCCATGATGAAGTAGCTAACAATGCAGTTTTAGACTATATGGAGCTACACCAGCATTTAAGCGAGAAAGTAGAAGCAGAAGCAAAGATAGATTTTATTACATTTGTACGTTTAATGGCTCCTAAACTCATCTCAGACTGGAAGATGGGAAAGCACATTGAGGTTATCTCAGAAAAACTAAGACAATTAGAAAGTGGAGAGATAAAACGTCTCATGGTTTTTCTTCCTCCACGTTCCTCGAAGTCTGTAATCTGTTCTAAACTCTTTCCTGCTTGGTATATTGGTAGAAATCCAGAGCATGAAATCTTAACTGTGTCCCATAGTGACCAATTATCTAGTGATTTTGGTAGAAGTGTAAGAGATTTAGTAAATGAAGAGGACTTTTCTAAGATTTTTGGGGGAGTTTCGCTGCGTTCAGACGTAAGAGCTGCAGGAAAATGGAAAACAACGCAAGGTGGTACGTATTATGCAGCAGGTGTGAGGTCACAAATAGCAGGACGTGGTGCACATATTGCAATATTAGATGATGTGATGTCTGAAGAAGACTCATATTCAGAAGCAGGACGTAAATATGTTAAAGAATGGTACCCTGCTGGACTAAGAACACGTATTATGCCTAACGGAAGTATTCTTATCATAAATACTAGGTACCATTATGATGATTTGTGTGGGTGGTTGCTTAAACAACAAGAAGATATGTCTGAATATTCTGTTATTCCTTGGGATGTAGTACGTATTCCTGCGTGGGTAGATGATGAAGCATCAAAACTATTAGATTTACCTGTAGGTTCTTCTTATTTTCCTGAATGGAAACCAGATGATGTACTTAAAATAGATGAAGAAGAAATAAGAGCTTCTAATGGTAGTAGATATTGGGAAGCTCTCTACATGCAGAACCCAACACCAGAAGAAGGTGGTCTAATTAAAAAGAATTGGTTACAATATTGGGAATATGAGGACCCTCCTACTTGTGATTTTATGATTCAAACATATGATACTGCATTTTCTACTAGTACTACAGCTGATTACAGTGTAATACAAACTTGGGGTATCTTTTCTATGTATGACCAAGATGAATTTGGAGATGAAGGTTACCCTGCCAACCTAATCTTACTAGGAAACATACGAGGTAGGTTTGAGTATCCTATGCTAAGACGTATGGCTCAAGAATTATACAGTAAACACATGCCAGATATTTGTATTGTAGAAAAAAAAGCATCAGGTCAATCTCTTATTCAAGATATGAGAAGAGCAGGACTACCAGTTAAAGAATATTTACCAGATAGAGATAAAGTATCTAGGGTGTATGCAGCTTCACCTATGATTGAATCAGGTAGAGTATGGTTACCTAAAAATAAAAGATGGGCAGATGATTTAGTAACAGAATTATTACAGTTTCCTAACTCAGCCCATGATGACCAAGTAGATGCTTTAACTATGGCTATTCACTACATGAAAGAGTCATGGCATTTAGAACATCCTGAAGACCCATACTACGAAGATGAGCCAAGAAAAAAAAGAGTTGCGTACTGGAGAGTATGATGCTATACTGTAATTTAACCCAAGGAGTATCTTATGAAAAATAAATGGAAAAAGCCAGAAATAAAAGAAATTAGCGTAGGTTTAGAAATTAATTGTTATGCGTGTGCTGAAATCTAATGGCAACTGAAAAAAATCCTTTTGAACAAATGAGACCTGCAGCTGAAAATATTATTCAGTTAGGAGCTCAACAAGAACAACCACAGACAGGAGACCCAACCTTTGAGTTGGAAGATGATGGTGGTTTAACAGTTGACTTTTCTTCCACAGAAGAGAATACAGAGATGGGAGCATCAACTGAAATAGGTGAGTGGTATGGCAACTTAGCAGAAAACTTAGACCAAGATTTATTAGAAGATATAGGTAATGATGTTTATGATAACTTTGTTGCAGATAAAGATTCTAGGTCTGAGTGGGAGTCTATGTTTGAAAGAGGTTTTGATTTATTAGGTTTAAAAATACAAGATACAACAGAACCTTTTGAAGGAGCATGTACTGCAGTGCATCCATTATTAATTGAATCTGCAGTTAAGTTTCAATCAAAAGCATCACAAGAATTATTTCCATCTAAAGGACCAGTTAAAGCACAGATACTTGGTAAAGTAACTCCTGAAAAAGAAATACAGGCAAATAGAGTTCAAGACTTTATGAACTATCAAGTAACAGAACAGATGCCTGAATACTTTGATGAGTTTGAAAGAATGCTTTTTCATTTACCTTTATTAGGTTCAGCATTTAAAAAAATATATTATGATGAAACATTAAAGAGACCTGTATCTGAGTTTGTTCCTATAGACCAGTTTTATGTTTCTTACTATGCAAGTAATTTAAGTAAAGCAGAAAGATACACACATTTAATTTATCGTAATCCAGTAGATTTAGCAAAAGAAATACGTAATGAAGTATACTTAGATTTAGATTTACCTGACCCACAAAATCCAACACAAACTACATTAGCAGAAAAGATGGATACTATACTTGGTTTATCTCCAAGTTCAGACATTGACCCACAATATGTATTATTAGAACAACATTGTTTTTTAGATATTAAAGATTCAGAAAGTGAAGAAGGAGAATCTTGTCCTTACATTGTAACAATAGAAGAACAATCTAGAAAAGTTTTAGGTATTAGAAGAAACTGGAAACCTACAGATAAAACTAAAACTAAGAATTTACATTTTGTACATTATCGTTTTGTACCAGGATTTAGTTTCTATGGTTTAGGACTAATGCATTTCTTAGGTAACATAACCATGACTGCAACTGCAGCTATGAGAAGTTTAGTTGATGCAGGACAATTCGCTAACCTTCCAGGTGGTTTTAAAGCCAAGGGTGTAAGAATGGTTGGTGACAATGAACCTATAGCTCCAGGAGAGTTTAAAGAAGTAGAAGCACTAGGTACAGATTTATCTAAAGCTATTGTGCCTTTACCTTATAAAGAACCTTCAGGAACTTTATTTCAAATGCTAGGTTTTATGACTGCAGCAGGACAGAAGTTTGCAGATAGTACAGAACAAGTAATTGCAGATGGTTCTAACTATGGACCAGTAGGAACAACAATGGCATTACTAGAAGCTTCAAGTAAGTTTTTTACTGCAATACATAAACGATTACATAAATCACAGAAAGATGAGTTTAGAATCTTAGCTCAAATAGACCACGACTACTTACCAGAAGAATATCCTTATGATGTTCCTATGGCAGAAAGAAATATTTTTAAAGAAGACTTTAATGGTAAAGTAGATATTATACCTGTTAGTGACCCTAATATTCCTTCTAATGCTCACAGACTTATGTTAGCTCAAATGGCATTACAGATGGCACAACAATCTCCACCAGGAATGTTTAACTTAGAAGCATTAAATAGAACAATATTAAATGCATCTAATATTCCTAATGTAGATGAAATACTACCACCTAAAGTAGAACCACAAGAGATGGACCCAGTATCAGATATAATGGCTGCATCTAAAGGAATGCCTATTGCAGCATTTCCAGGACAAGACCATGAGTCACATATTACTATAAAGATGGCATATTTAAATGACCCTCAAAATGGTGCCAATCCTATTATGGCAAAGATACAACCTATCTTAGCATCTAATATACAAGAACATTCTGTAATGAAATATCAAGAACAAATTAATGGTATGACACAGCAGAAGTTACAAACTAAAGTATCTCCAGAGCAAGCACAGAATCCTGCAGTAGTACAAGGAGCAATGGCAGAAGCTGCTCAAGAAGTATTAAATGCAAATATGGCAATGGGTAAAGTAGAATCTCCTGAACAACAAATGGTAGATTTAGAAAAACAAAAAGTATTATTAGAACAAAAGAAATTAGAATTAAAAGCTATGCAAGATAATGCTAAAGCAGTACTAGAAGCTCAGAAGTTAGAAATGGAGCAAAGTGAAATAATGTTAAAAGTTGCTGACCAAGCACAAACAAAACAATTTAAAGAACAAAAAGCTCAAGCTGATAGATTATCTAAACAACAAATAAAAGCTTTAGACAATTTAATGAATATGTCCATTGAAGAAAAGAAACAAGAAACAGAACAAGATAAGATAACAAGTAAAGAAAAGATGAAAGCAGCTGAACTTGCAACTAAGCTTGCTACATAAGAATGGACATTTTTGACGAAATTATCAAACGATATGCTGATGAGATTCAAAACTTAAAGAATACATTAGCAGATGGTAATGCAGACTCCTATGATAGTTATAAACAAATCGTAGGAACTATTAATGGTATAGAATGGGCACGAACCCAGTTTATTGAAACTATAAAAAAACGTAATTATACAGAAGAGGATTAATATGCAACAAGTACACGTAGGAAAAGCAGTAAAGAATGATGCTTGGATAACAAAGAACGAACAGGAAGACCCAGATATTTTACCTGAATTACCAGGTTATCATGTTTTAGTTAGACCTGTAAGTATAAAACAAGAGACTAAAGGTGGAATTCTATTGCCAGATTCTACTAGAGAAGATATGGCATACTTAACGACAGTAGGTAAAGTAGTTGCAATAGGTGACTTAGCTTATGCAGATGAAGAAAAATTTAATAAAGGACCTTGGTGTAAGATAGATGATTATGTATGCTATGGTAAACATACAGGTCAAAAAATAAAATATAAAGGTATTAAATATATTTTATTATATGATGACCAAATAATTATGAGAGTAGAAAGTCCTAAGACTTTAGACCCAACATTTAATTTATCTGCTGCTAGTTCAAATTAAATTTCTTTAACTAAAAATTATATGATATAATAAATTTAAACGTAAATACGTTTGTCTCGTAAACAACGGAGGTAACATGACAAAGGAAGAAAACTGGGAGAAAGTAGAAGCTCCTGTAAAAGAAGAAGAAGAAAAAATAGAAGTAGAAGTAGAAAAAGATGATGCTACTCCTTCTTCAGTAGAACCAAAAGCAGAAGCACCAGCAGAAAAAGAATTAGAAGGCATTGAAACTAAAGGTGCTCAAAAAAGAATAAGACAATTAATTAAACAAAGAAAAGATAAAGAAGACCAGATAACTCAACTTGTACAACAAAACGAACAACTACAAGGTTTAGTTAAACAAAGAGAAACAGAATTTACTTCTGTTAATCAAAAGAATTTAGAAGTAACAGAAAAACAATTAACTGATAAATTACAAATGGCTCGTACAGCATACAAGAATGCTTATGAAGCAGGTGACCAAGACAAACTTTTATCAGCTCAAGAGATGCTTAATGAAGCTCAAGTTGATTTAAAGAATGTTAATGTTACAAAAGAAAGATTTAAAAATGTGCAACAAGCACCAAGACAGCCTGTCGCATCACCACAACAACAGCAGTATCAACAACCAGCACCAGCAGGAGACCCTAAAGCACAAGACTGGGCAAGAAATAATGAATGGTTTGGTAAAGATAATGTAATGACTGCATCAGCTCTAGCAATAGATGCTGAACTAAAAGCAGAAGGTTATGAAACTGGTGATGATGAATTTTATCAGGAAGTTGACAAAAGAATTCGAGAAGCATTTCCTACAAAGTTTCAAGAAGTGCAAGAGAATAATCGGCAGCAGGTTACGTCAAGACCTGCTCAAGTAGTAGCAGGAGCATCACGTTCTACTCCTAATTCCAAGAAAGTTAGATTATCTAAGAATGAAGTTAATATAGCTACTAAATGGAATATACCACTTGAAAAGTATGCTCAAGAGAAAATGAAAGCTGAACAAGCTGATGGTGAGTATACAACAATTAATACGCAACGTGGAGGTAAATAATGACAACACGAACAAATACACGTAGTTCACAACTTAGAGAAAACAACATTAAACAAGAAACTGAATATACATTTGAAGAGCCTAATCAACTTCAAATACCAGAAGCAGTTGAAGAACGCTACGCCAGCGAAGGCATATCTTTAGGATGGTTAAGAATAACTCTTAAAGGTCAAGAAGATTATGCACATATAGGGCGAAAAATGCAAGAGGGATGGCAGTTTGTTGCTAGTGATGAAGTACCTGAGATGGGAGCAACATCTATCGTGAGAGATGAAGGTCGATACAAAGGAGCTGTCTGTCGTGGAGACTTGGCGTTAGGTAAAATACCTACTGGACGTATCGAAGCAAGAAAGGCACACTATAAGAATAAGGCTGACAAATTAATGGATGCTGTTAATTCTCAACTTATGGGAACTAATCCTTCTAGGATGCCAATCAGTAACTCAAGTAAAACTCAAACAATCAGAGGACGAACTCCTAAATTTCAAGAGTAAGTTCTCTACATTTTCATAGGAGAAAATCATGGCACATGCTAAAGCATTTCAAGGTTTTGTTCCTGCAAGAAAAAAGGGTGGAGCTTACAACACTGGTTCTTTCACAGAAATTTTTTCACCTACGTCAGGTGGAGCATGTAATAACAACATATTTTCTGGAGACCCTGTTGTACTTCCTGGTGCAAACTTTGCAACCATTTCACCTTTTATCGCAGCGACATTAAAACCTTCAGGAATATTTGCTGGTTGTTCTTATGTCCTAAATGGCGAACAAAAGTTTAGTCGTTATTGGGGAACAGGGACTTCAGCAGCTGGTTATTCAGATGTTAAATTTTTTATAATAACTGACCCTGACCAAACTTATTACATTCAATGTTCATTGTCACTTTCAGCAAATGAATTAATGGTAACTAAAAACTATAATGTTACAGTTAGTTCAACAGCAAGTTCTGGTAGTACAGTAACTGGACAATCAAGTTACTACTTAATGGCTTCTTCAGGAGCTGAAACAGAACAAGCAGCAAGAGTAATAGGTAAGAAAAGAGATGGAGAAGAAACTGATGATTCAGATGCTTATCCAATCGTTGAAGTATTTTTAAACACGCACAGAGACAGATACGTCACTGCTACTGCGTCAACAGCATAAGGAGAATAAGACATGGCTATAAATAGAGCTAGTATTAGTAAAGAACTCCTTCCTGGATTGAACCAAGTATTTGGGACGGAGTATGGTGAGGTAGCTGACGAACATGCACCTCTTTTTGAAATAGAGAACTCAGATAGAGCTTTTGAAGAAGAAGTTCTATTTACAGGGTTTGGCACTGCACCTACTAAAGGTGAAGGTGAATCCATTTCTTACGATAACGCACAAGAAAGTTATACAGCTCGTTACGACAACGAGACTATTGCTTTAGCTTTTGCAGTTACTGAAGAAGCAATGGAAGATAACCTTTATGATACTTTTGCAAAGTTAAGAGCAAAAGGTTTAGCTAGAGCAATGGCAAACACTAAGCAGGTTAAAGCTGCTAAAATCTACAACAATGGTTTTAGTACAGCAGGTGCTGATGCAATAGGAGATGGGCAACCATTTTTTAGTGACTCTCATCCAACAATATCTGCAGGTGTTCAAACTAACACTGCAACTGGAGCAGCTTTATCAGAAGCAGCTATTGAGACTGCAGTAATACAAATTCAGAAACAAGAAGATGATAGAGGTATCTTAATTGGTGCTCAATCAGTATCACTTCATGTTCCTACAGATTTGATATTTACTGCTAATCAAATATTAGGAAGTGACTATTCAACTGCTATTGGAGTTAATCCAACAACAGCAGCAAATGGTGCTACTAATGTTAATGACATCAATGCTATTAAGAGTATGGGAATGATGCCAGGTGGTATATTTGTAAACAGAAGGTTTTCAGATATTAACGCATGGTTCATTAAGACTGACATACCTAATGGTACTAAGATGTTTAATAGAACTCCTCTACAAACTAAGATGGAACCTGACTTCGATACAGGTAACCTTAGATTTAAAGCCAGAGAAAGATATTCTTTTGGAGTATCTGACTGGAGAGGTTGGTTTGGTAACGCAGGTGCGTAAGCATTAATAACTTAGGGAGGGTGATGCTCACACATCCTCCCTAACTTTAAGGATTTAATATGGCTAATAATATTACAAGTAAATTTCTAGCTGGTACTGGTGTTATTGTAACAACAACTAATATTACAAGAGTAGTAGCTATCCATGCATATTCAACTGTTAATGGAACATTTGCTATTTCAGATAGTACTGGAGATAAAATAAAATTTCAAGTTCCTACTAGTGGTCAAGCAGATATTTATATAGGTGACCAAGGCGTAAGCTTTAGTGCTACAGTTAGTGTATCTACACCTGGAGCTAATGGTGGCGTAACACTATTTGTAGGATAAGATAATGCCTAACTATGCATATCTTAAAACAGATATAATAAACACAACAGAGAACGATTCAGCTGAGTTTGAGAATCAAATTCCTTTTTTAATTGAAAAAGCTGAAATACGTTTAACAAAAGATTTAGATGATGTAGGACTAACTGAGTTTAGTTCTTTTTCTTTTACAGCTTCTAATCCTGTAGTTAGTCTTCCAGCTGACACAAGAATTATAAGAAGTGTAAATTATAAGACAAGTGTATCTTCTAATATAACAACTCTTCTACAACGACCTTATGAGTATGCTATAGATTACTTTCCTCATGCAAGTGCATCTACAGGTACTCCTAGGTATTATTCCAGAAAAACACAAACAGCTATTTATGTAGTACCAACTCCTGCTTCTACTTTAACAGGAGAAATATCTTATGTGCGTAGACCAATAGGTTTAGCTAGTGCAACAGGTGTAAGTGTAACTACATCTAATTACTTTAGTGAGTTTTGTTATGATGCATTATTTTATGCATGCATGATGGAAGCAGCAAGGTTTAATAAAAGTACAGAAGATTTACAACTATATCAAGGTGACTATGTAAATGCAGTAGAAGGTTTACGTAATCAAGCAAGAAGGTCAAGACAAGATAATATGGAGACTGCAGCTAATCCTAGTGGTGGTCCTAATGTTTTAGTTAAAGGGAGTAATTAATTATGGCTAAATATAAAAAACCTAAAGTAAAAGAAATAACAGATAAAATTATTCCAACTGAATCACTAGAAGAATATATGGAAAGAAATAACATAACAGTAGATGAAATGTTTGGAATAAAAGGAGAAGACTATGCTACAGGTGGTATAGTAAAAGTTAAAAAGAAAAAAAAGAAAATGAAAAAACCTAGAGGTGTAGGAGCAGCATTAAGAGGTTATGGAAAGGCATGTAAATAATGACAATAGGTAGGTCAAGTATTAGAATGCAATTAACTAAAAGATTACAAAATAAAAAAGTTAAAAAAAAGAAAAAGAAAAAAATATATAAAAGAAAAAAAGTATGATTAAAAATTCTGCAGCATTACAAAGAAAAATAGCTAGAGGTGGTAAAAAACTTTTAGAAGTTTTATTAGAAAGTACAACTAGTAAAGGTGATGAAAAACCTCCTATATATAATAAAACTGGTTACTCCTCTTCTTTGGAAGAAGTAACAGATACAAAAGGATATTACACTGCAAGTGAACGAGAAAAAGGAATAGATAAAACATTAAGATTATCTGGTTATTATAATCCTAAAGTTAGTAAATCTGGAATTAAAAATCTTACTAAAAAAATAAAAAGTGTTGCAACTCGTGTTGATAACAAAAAAGAAAAAGATGCAATGTTAAGTCTTGCTTCTGATTTAAATAAAAGTGTTACTAAACAAAAAAAATCTTGGGAAAAAGATAGTTCTTTTCTTGGTAAATTTTTTGATTCTTCTGCTTTTACAGATATAACTAAAAAAGGAAGAGGAGTACAAGATGTTTTATTTGAAACTGATGATACCCCAACTATGGCAGATTTTAAACAAGCTGCTAAAATTTTTAATCAAGAAGATTTTGTAGCAGCAGCTCAAAAAGATGCAAGTATCAGAAAAATATATGATACAGAAACACGTAAAAGAAATCCTATGAATGAGTTAAAGGTTAGTTTACGTGATATAAAAAAAATAGCATTAGAAAAAATTAATCAATTAGCTCCTTCTAAAACTAAAGAAATAATAGATGTATTAAATATGCCTGCAGATGATGTAGGATTTACAGGTACTTCAAAGGGTGGAAGGGAACTTCGTTATCCTAAACAATACATAGGTAAAGATGATATAATTACTTATCGAACAAAAGAAGATAAAACATCTTTACCACCTTCAGATAATCCTGCTGGTTTTACACCAGAATATTATATACCTTCAGCTGGAGACCCTTCAGAATTTAATAGACCTGAAATAATAGGTAATACATTACGTGACATGGAAAAAGCTGATAGAGATGTAATACGAAGAAGTGAACCTAATTTATTAGATACTCAATCAACACAAGTTGAACAAAGAGGTCTTACATTACCTAAAGATATGACACCAACACAGTTAAAAAATCTTTCATTAGAAGAAAGAAGATTTATAGAACAAGCTCAAGATATTTATGATGAAGCTTATGTTAGAGCTCAACAAAATGGTTTTAATAAAAGAGATTCAGATGCTATAGCTCAAGAAGAAATAGTAGCAGTTATGTTTGGTCGTGCTGCAGATACAGATTCTATAAGTGGTAATGTATTAAAACCAGATGATGTATTAGCACGTAAATATAAATCATCTATTACTGGTAGAAAAAAAGGCTTATTGCCAGAAGAAAAACCTGAATACTTAAAAGGTGAACAACGTGATTTATTTAAAGATAAACAATATCCTATAACAGGAAGATTTACAAGAGGTGATATAAAATACTTTCCTTCTCCTGTACGTTCAACTAATTATAGTAATAAAACTTTTCCACAAGGACCTCAGTCTATACAAAGTAGTGCAAGTAGTCTTTTAGAAAATCCTGATAGTTTTGTTGGTAATGAAATATTAAGATTATATAAAGATATATTAATGAAAAAAAGAGGATTAGCTAAAGGTGGTTTAGCAAGTTTAAAGAAAAAGAAAAAAAGAAAAATACCTAAAATATTAAAAAATAAAAGTTTAAGAGCAAGAAAAGAAAATAAAAAACCTAAAGGTGTAGGACAAGCATTAAGAGGATTTGGAGCAGTAAATGCCTAAGAAAAGAAAAAGAACAGGTACAGGAATGAAAGGCATGTCTATTGGTAGTGGCGATAAACGTCCTACTAAAAGTGGTGCAGGAATGACTGCTAAAGGTGTAGCTAAGTATAGAAGAAATAATCCTGGTAGTAAATTAAAAACTGCTGTAACAGAAAAAAAACCTACAGGTAAAAGAGCTTCAAGGAGAAAGAGTTATTGTGCTAGGTCTGCAGGACAAATGAAGAAGTTTCCTAAAGCAGCTAAGAATCCTAACTCAAGATTAAGACAAGCAAGACGTAGATGGAGATGTTAGATTTCATATTTAATTAGTAACATACCACATTTTAAATGTTGGGTACGTAAAGAGTTTACACACAACCATTTAAAATATCATGGTGAGTTTTTACATGGAATAGCATTTGCAGTTAATACAATACCAGATAGATGTTTATCTTTTCAAGTTATGTTTACTGGTATAGATGAAGAAGATAATATACATGGTGGTGCAATGTGGGCAAGAATGCCAATAACAGCATTAGTCGCAGATGAAATATTAGATGAAGCTCCAGAAAGAATGGATACACATTTAGCACAACCTTGGGATTGCTCATCAAGAACACATACTGTAGTAAAACTTGATTTATTAACAGCAAGTCCTTGGATGTGTAAGATAGATAATGAATTTTATAAAGGTAAGTATATGTTTACAGTTGACTTTACAGATAGTGATATAAGTGATTGTCCTGCACAACATAAACAAAACCATGTAATACAATTAACTGATGCAGGTAAATGGACAGGTAATATAATAGCATTACCTAATAATAGAGTTCGAGCAACAAGTCCTGCTTTATGGGTAACAGGTGAAGGTGCACCAGATTTTAGACCAAGCCAACATACTCATGCAGCAGAAATACATGATAGTTACACAGACCCAGAAATAACATTTAACAACTTATATAAGGAGAATAATAATGGCAGGAATGAAGACTAAATATATGTCTAAAGGTACAGGAATGAAAACTAAATATATGTCTAAAGGTAGTACAGGAATGAAGACTAAATATATGTCTATGGGTAGTGGAGCACCTGGTAGTCCAAAAACATTAAGTAGAAGATTTGGTACTAAAGCTAAAAAGAAATAACTATGGGTAAACTTTGTCCAAAAGGTAAAGCAGCAGCTAAACGAAAGTTTGATGTTTATCCATCTGCTTATGCTAATATGTATGCATCAGCAGTATGTTCTGGTAAAGTAAAACCAGGAGGTAAAAAGAAAAAGAAAACTACTAAGAAAAAAAGAAAAACTGTTAGAAAGAAAAAGAAATGAGCTTACGTAAATGGGTAGGTGAGAAATGGGTAGACATAGGTGCACCAAAAAAGAATGGAAAGTATCAACCTTGTGGTAGAAAAAAAGCTAAAGGTAGTAAACGTAAATATCCTAAATGTGTACCATTAGCAAAAGCACAACGTATGTCAAAGTCTCAAAAAACTTCAGCAGTAAAAAGAAAGAGAGCTAAAGCACAAGGAGTAGGTGGTAGACCTACCTTTGTAAAAACATTTAAAAAAAGAACAAAGAAAAAAACATAATCGTTTGACTCCTTGAGTTGGAAGTAAGCATTGACTGAAGAAACGCACTAACTTTAATTAGGAGGTGTTATGGATAATCAAACATTATACATTTTACAA